ATCAATGTTGATAGAAATGAGAGTCGTATCAACATTGATAAACATTCAAGATATATCAATGTTGATAGAAATGAGAGTCGTATCAACATTGATAAACATTCAAGATATATCAATGTTGATAGATATCCAAAACATATCAACATTGATAGATATCTCAAACATATCAGTGTTGATAGAAATGAGAGTCGTATCAACATCGATAAACATCTCAAACATATCAACGTTGATAGAAATGAGAGTCGTATCAACATCGATAAACATCTCAAACATATAAGTGCTGATAGAAATGAGAGTCGTATCAACATGAATAAATATCCAAATCATATATCAGTGTTGATAGATATCCAAAACATATCAACATCGATAAACATCCCAAACATATTCGGAGAAATAGAAATGAGAGTCGTATCAACACTGATAAACATTTCAAACATATTCGGAGAAATAGAAATGAGAGTTGTATCAACAGAAATAAACATCCCAAACATATTCGGAGAAATAGAAATGAGAACTCTATCTCCAAAAAAACGTACACTTCGAGAATCAAAGATACTCGAAGTATTTTTAACATGGATGGGTCGTTTAATTCTAGAAGGAGATTTTGACACTGTCTGGAAGAATATAGTAATCTTCGTCCCATTCGAGATCTGGATGTTCCAAACAGACCGGCCCATCGTCTTTCCAGCGAAACTCGATAACGTCTCCACTTCGAGAAATACACTCGAACTTTGTATTCCGACGAATTCCCAAGAATTCCGGATTTTGGGGCTTAAAATAGAGATAGACTGTCATGACACCTCTTTCATATCGATCTTCCCGATCCTCTGTTAAAATCCATGCGTCGTCATCTGTCGGTCGATAATCATAATGTAGAAAGGTAAACCAGTCCTTCTGATGTTTACTGAGATCGACGACTCTCCAAGTTCCATCAAGACGTTGCTCCACTTTCAAGTATAGGGGTAAGGGAAGACATTTTATCGTCGGAATATCATACTTCTTAACACTCAAGTACCATCCATTTCGTTCCACAATGTCAAGTATCTCCATCGCCCGGGTGTATTTCTCCTCCGCTTTCTGATATTTCTTCAGAAGTTCCTCCTTTTCTTTCTGAAGCTGGTCCACACGTTCTCGACATTCGATTTGGGCTTGAAGATAGGTCTGAAGATATTTCAGATCTGAAACTGGAAGTTCGTCAAGACGTTTTCTCACATCATCCAAAGAGTTCGACATCCGAATTTAGGATTCGCCGAAAGAAAGAAGATAGTTTTCAATTTCTTGATAGAGGTGAACCGCATCCTGATATATTTTCTCAAGTGAAAATCTTAACTCGTCGAGAGATTGAGTTTTCGATATCGACCGGGAAAAATCTTCTCTCGAGGAGGAACGTAAACCTCTCACCGAAAGTTTAAGATCGGTAATCTGAGTCAACAAGTACAGATGACCTGACACAAAACTTATAAGAGAGGACTCCGAAACTCGTCGAGATCGAGTTCGTTGCAAATAGTTCCGAGAAAGGGAATCCAAGATCCGACGAAGTTTCTTTAATAGAAACTCTTTAATGTCCCTCTTTCTGACATCGGGAAAGATTTCCATTCGACGACAGAGAATGTAATACTGGGATCTCACATCAAGTTGACATCTCTCAAGAAAGTTAACATGTTCTGATTCCTCGAGAAGACTCTCCAGTATCGTTAAAATAGTTGTATTGTCTTGGGTGGACTCAATAAAGGTAGTGTAATCCTCATCGAATGTGTGACAGATAATCTTTGTCTCTCCATTCGATGTTACCATTTGACAATATCCGAGAGTTATCGAGGGAAGTGATATGTAACACGCAAAATAGGAAGGTTGAGTTCCCAGATAGTGATCAATCTCCCTCTCTGTGAGAGGTCGTTGAAGAAGAGAGAAAAGAAAAGTTCGTCTCATCAGTCCTCGAAGATACGAACACAATCTTTGTGACACTAAAATCAAGTCCCAATTAAATGAAAAGATATAGTACAGCAGATCCGGGGGAAGATCGCAAATACTGTACTCCATCGATTATCGATTCTTTCCTTTTCTAAATCTCCTTTTATCAGGACATCACTTTAGACATTGAAAAGTTTCAAGTGAGACCGATACAAATCTTAACATTGTCTTGTTCTGTTACCTCCAATTTTCAACTTTGGAGACATTCGAGTCTCGTTGAGAGTCGAAGTGTTATCTCTCTTGATACCAAACACGTTGATGTTACTTCCTTCTTTCCAAGATTCGACAGAGAGAGAAAATTATTTCAAGAAACATGAAAAGGAATTTTCCGTTGATCGAAAGATGAGTTTCGAGATTCCGACTGATATTCTTGGTGAGATTCTTCTGTCTCTTCCGCCTGACGAGATTTTTAAGACATGTCGAGTAAATCGACGTTTTGCCTCTCTGTGTCAAAATGAGCGCTTTTGGAAACGAGTGTGGCTCAAACATATCTCTCCGAAGTTACCTTCTTCTCCTCGATCTCTGAAGGAGCAAATTCAAGAGATTGTGAGAAACGTTCCTCGAAATGTCCGAGCGAGAGATCTGTTAATTACCGGAGCTGAAAGTGGAGTTCTCTTTTTAGTTGTCCGGGCGTTGCAGATGGGAGTTTCTCCTTTTGTTATGGCTGAGGCCCTCTCTTTGGCCGCGGAAAGAGGACATCTTCATATTGTGAAACTGTTGGTCGAGCATTCGGCAAATCTTCATTATCGGGACAATTATGCACTTCGTCTTGCCAGTATGAATGGACACCTGGATGTGGTTAAATATCTCCATGAACAGGGAGCAAATATTTCCGCCCATGAGAATATGGCTCTTCGTTGGGCGGCAAGTTATGGTCATCTCGATGTGGTTAAGTATCTGGTCGAATCTGGAGCAGATATTTCCGCTGAAGACAATGAAGCTCTCCGACTTGCGGTACGAAATGGTCATCGAGACGTGGTTAAGTATCTGGTCGAATCGGGGGCGGATGTTTCCGCCAATAATGACCAAGCTCTTTCCTATGCTGCGGCAAATGGTTATCAAGACCTGGTTGTCTATCTTCTTGATAAGGGAGCTCATCTTTCCTCGCTCAATGATCTTCCTCTCCGTCTTGCTGCAAGTAATGGTTACTTGGAATTGGTGAAGTATCTCCATGAAAGAGGTGCAAATATCTTTGCGGAAGAGAATGATGCTCTCATCCGAGCTGCAAGAAATGGTCATCTTGACATAGTGAAATACCTTGTCGAACATGGAGCTGACCCTTCAGCCCAAGAGAGTGAAGCTTTCCTCGCTGCTGTAAGTGAATGGCATTTGGATGTGGTTTCGTATCTTTTGTTAAAAGGGGCGTCGATTTCCGCCCAAGATAATGAAGCTCTTGTTTTAGCGGCAGAAAATGGATTTCTTGATCTTATTACGTATCTTCTTCACCATGGAATAGATTTTCAGACACGATGTGCTGAGGCTATCTCGATTGCAGCCGATAATAAACACTTTGACATTGTTGACTATCTCTCTCGACTCTGTCTTTCAGACGACATTTCAGAGAAGATCAAGAGAAGAGAAGAACAAAAGAAGAACGATTAAGCGTAGACATAGTTCTTTTGGATAAAGTCATGACAGATCTGAAGAAAACGGCGATTGGGAGAGATGACTTTTCGATACTTCTTAAGATACTTGACAAAGTCGAGAAGTAAGTTCTTTGACGGAGAAAGTGTTTTAAAAGTATGCCAAAACTTAAGACTCAACGGTTTATTGTTATAGGAGAAAACGAGAAATCGAGAGATAAGGAAGTAGAGAACGACCGTAGCTGAACGGGAGATTCCGGCCATACAGTGAACATAAACATTTTCCCCCTTTGAAAGAGAGGAGTCGAGAATTGTACAGATTTCCGGAAGATAGTTTTCAAAACGTTTGGCGTTATCTTCCTGAAGGTTGTCCTCAATCGGATAGCCGTACCAATGAATTCCCGGAACATCTGGAAATGGCTTTGTTGGAAATCCCATCGAAATAACAACCGTGATGTTCTTCTCTCGAAAGAAGGAAAGAAGAACTTCTGATGGAAAGAGAGGTCCAAGATAGAGGTGTCCAGTGTAATTTGATGGAAGAACGGGTTGAAGAGGAATCTGACTTATTTCCAAATAGTCGATGATACCGAAAAGAGGTGACCAGGTTCTCGCTAAGTAATTAATCGTCTCGTCAAGTTGGTTCATGGGTTCCTATTATTTTAATCTTATTAAAGATTTATGTTCTTGTCTTCCGAAGATTTTCGAAAATCTTTTAACGCGAGAAAAGTAAAAGATTTTCGAAAATCTTCGGAAGACAAGAAACCAAAAAGGATTTCCGGAACAAAAAACAAACGATGTTAGGAGAGGGATGTTTTTTCACATGTTTTATTCATCCCAGTGATCCAACACGTGTTATTCTTAAAGAAAAGTCAAAGACTCGTTCAAGTGAAACTCGACATATCCAGAAAGTTGTCCAATATTTAACTTCCATCGAGCCACTTAACATGTTTCTTCCTCGTTATTATGAGTTTGATGTTAAGAAAGGCCAAATTGTTGTCGAGCGTCTTAATGCAATTAATCCAGAAATTCCATTTTGTCCTGACAATGCGTGGATCTCCGTTCTCTTTCAAGCTCTCTATATCGCTCAACTTTTAACTCACTATAAGATTAATCACAATGATCTTAAACTTGATAACTTTCTTTATCGGGCCGAAGATGTCATTCTAAGTTATGACATTGACAATCTTAAATTTTCCGTTCCCACATTTGGATATCGTCTTTTTGTCACCGATTTCAACTTCACAGAAGTTTATGCCGAGAATAATAAGATTTCACGAAACTTTAATATTAAAGCCTATACACATCCTTCTCAGACAACGGACTTTCGAAATCGTGTCGGAATTACATCTGGATGGAATCGTGGATTTAACACCTTTCAAGTCATTAGCAGTTTCTTTGACTATTTAGAATGCCAAAAGAAATATGACGATCTCCAACTCCTCGCCAATCAGACCGGTGTCTCCCTCGAATATGTTTTCCGTCACTCGATCTTACATCGAGATCCTGACCATCTTTACACCGATCGAAACTTTTCCGACATCTTTAAAATTGACCTCTTTAAACCCTTCCAAGTTGAACAAGAAACTCCTTCCACCTCCTCTTGACCGAATTCGATTTCGATTCCGATTTGAAATGTTAAATCATAAATATGATCTTCCATTCTAATTCGAAATTCGAAATAAATTCAACTCTTATATTTTCATGTCGACACTTTCGAAAACTCTTCCTCTTCCAAAGATACCGAATATTCCCTCCATGTCTGTTTCCTCTTCGTCTCCTCCGGAACCCTCTTCCTCTGACGAAAAGACTCTCCCTGAGTCCCCTCCTCCAAGAGATCTCGACAAAAAGACAAACGGAAAGGCCAAGTGTCCGGGATGTGATAAGGAGTTCACACAACAAACTCTCAACAAGTGGAATGGCACGTGTAACCGATGCTGGCGAAAGAAAACAAGTCCTCCTTCCGAAACAAAGTCTCCGTCAAAGTCCGAAAAGTTCCCCTGTTCTGGAACCTGTGGTCAAAAATACACCCAGAAAACTCTCGATAAACATAACGGCATGTGTTACCGTTGTGCTACCAAATTGAACTCTCCTCCAAATTCCGAAAAGTCCCGCAAGATAAAGCCCAAGTTTCTCTGTGGCGGAACGTGTGGAGGCGAATTCACTCAAGATACTCTCAATAAACATAATGGCATGTGTTTCCGATGTGCCACCAAATTGAACTCTCCCCCTCCTTCCGACAAGTCCCCCAAAGGAAAGCCCAAGTTTCTTTGTGGCGGAACGTGTGGAGGTGAATTCACTCAAGATACTCTCAATAAACATAATGGCATGTGTTACCGTTGTGCTAAGAAATTAAATCGCTAAATTCTTCTTCTTCGATGAAGATTTCGGCCTTAACCTGGAATATTTTCTGAAATCTTCATCGAAGAAAATTTAACTGACTTAGTTTGGGGGTGATGATGTCCATCACGATCTGAGAAACTTTTTTCTGTTTGCGAATAATCTGCTGACCAATCTTGGAACAAGTGTACTTTGCAACATGCGTGAGTTCTTCATAGGTGAAAATTTCGATGATTTGGGGTACAAGTTCGAGAGTTCCCTCTTTAATAACTTTAGTCAAAGCTTCTTCAAGAGAGTCTTTCTCCTCATCTGTTAAGAAGGAATAGTATCCCAGCTGCATCTGAATGATCTCTTTTCCATAATTTTGTCTTATCATCTCTTTCGTAAATAACTCCGCAAGAAATCGACGATTGTCGAAAGAGTCAAATTCCTTCCATCTTCCCTTAATAAGATTAAAATATTTCCACGACACTTGACTCATGAAAAGAAGATCCCGAACCGATAAATATTTCAGAATATGACATACAACTTCGGGGGGAAGATCGTCAAATTGCATTTTGCCACCTAGCGATTCTGCTTCAACGGAATTCATTTTTACAATCGACATCTTTAAATGTTAGGACTTCGATGACCCTCTGGGTCATCGAAATATAGTCGAGAAAGAAAACTTAGTTTTCAATCTCGGCTTCATATTCACCCGGATACTTGACATCTTTAAGCTTCTCATCTCGTAATGATTTTAAGTGCTCCGACTTCTTGGCAATGATTTCAATCAGTCTCGTCTCGTCGATATGATCTCTCGCATAGACAAAGCGAAGAGTGGCAGGAGACTTCGATCCAATCCGATGAATACGAAGAGAGGCCTGATGCATGTTAATGACACTATAGGTGGGTGAAAGAAACATGACTCTCGGATGTTTACCCGTGGTATCATGAAGTGAAACTCCCAAACACGTCACTGACATACTTCCAATGAGAAGACGACATTGAGCATCCGTATTAAACTTTGTGATGTACTCATCACGAGTGGAAAGAGGTGTCTTACCTGTAATCACAAGAGGATTATACGAAGAGAGAAAGCGGGTACAAAGTTCAATCGGTTCAAGATAGTTGAACATGATAATAACCTTCGTCCAATTATCCGAGTTCAGAATTGACCGTGTCTTTCGGATAAAGATCTCCAACTTGGCTTTCTCACTCTTTCGACACGAGTTCAGAACTCGATTCCACTCGATCTGGGTCTCATTTTGAACAATCTCCCTCAGCTCCTGAATTACCTCATCCATGAGAATTTTCGCATCTCTTGACATCAGCTTGTAATAACCATTTTTCGCATCCAGCTTCGCATTCTTATCAAGAATCGGTGGAGGCATGGACAAAAAGAACCTCGATTTGACATGGTTTGTAAACAGTTCCATCATTATATTGTACTTGTTAAATTTGTCAATCTTTCTGGCCACAGAACTCAGATCGAGATCTGACACCCATTCACAATAGTCAATCAAATCCTGAATACCATCAAGAACATAACCTCGATAAATATCCTGATGAGCCAGTCGACTCTTCCGAATGACGTTAAGAAGTTGACATATACGCCCTACCTGTTCCTTCTTATCAAAGGGTGTCGCCGAAATATAGAGAACATATGACCGAAAGTCCGGTTGTGAGAAGATACCCTTGGCCAGAACTCGTGCACAATCAAACTGTACCGTGTCGTTCTTCAGGGCATGGGCCTCATCAAAGACAAGAAGTGTCCCTTTCCGAATCTTATTAAACCACTCCGGTGTGATCACATACTTCGTCCTACCCTCCTTTTCCACAAGGTTGAGGTAGGTCCTATTCAGTCGAAGACTCGCATATGTGTTAACCATCACCTCATCAATTCGAAAGTATGAGGCAACTCTCTCCCACACCGGACACACGGACTTCGGACAAAACACCGTCAAAGACAGTCTCAACTTGGCCGCCACCGCACACGCTGTATAAGTCTTCCCTGACCCCATAATCGATGTGTCATACGCACACTTGTTCTCCTTGAGACATAAAATCAGGTCCCGATAATGGTCCACCTGATTGGAATACAGTTTCTCCTCCACTCCTTCCCGAATCCCCATGTAAAAACCCCAACATGTCAACCTCAAACTCATCCTATCCGTCATTGAAAGATAGTTCGATATCATATCGAGAATCTCAAGGGGCAGGTCATATATCGTGGCACCAAAAGCTCTTCTCATACTTTCCATAGTACAGTAGAATTATCAAACTCTTTTTGACTCTTAAATCGAAAATTCATTTTTTTTTTCCGATTTTTTCTGTCGAAAGTATCCAATCGACGACATTCCAACTTATGTATATTCTTTTAATTCAACGGAACTCCGTTGAGTTAAAAGATTCTGACGTTATTACGCCGGACCAAGATATTTCACACCATTATATTCTCCAAGTTGTCGAGCGAGATTAAGTATCAACTGTGATCTCTCTCTCCTCTTCGGTTTCGCGTGATACCGAAAAAAGACATCGGTAATATCTTGATCAGCATATTTTCGAAGAGTCCGACCCTTCGCTTCCTTTTCACCAGGATGATGCGGTATGAAGTCTCCCACCTCATACCTGTGACCGTCAATCGTCACTTTGACTGACATTCTTTTTTCTTCGGCGTTTTTTTCGAAAGTTTCCCTGAAAGTCGAAACATCTTCCGATGAATATTTTATTTCCAAGATTAAAATGTCTTCCTATCAAAGCTTTCCTGGACAACATGGAATATCGAAATCACCGGAGAAGTGGAAGGCTCTTCGAGCGAAGAATCTTTTCCGGGATAAACGTGTCCTTGATGTCGGTTGCAATGAGGGATACTTTTGTATCAAAGCTTCAAAACATGGAGCCAAACTTGTGGTTGGAATTGACAAGGATCCCCGCATGATCGAGAAAGCGAGAGCTCGTCTTCTACCAGATCAGAAAGAGAAGATTACTTACCAGTGCCGAGATTGGAACACCTTAAGAAATGAAAAAGATTTCTCTTATGACGTCATCCTCTTGTTATCAGCATTTCACTACGCCACGACTCCGTCTTACTTTAATCCTGACGGGTCAAATAAGTTAATGAACGAAATTGCGAGAATTCTTGCTCCTGGAGGAGTGTTAATCTTGGAATGTGGTGTTATTGAAAGAGACACCGCCGAATGGATTCTGATAAAACGAGCGGAAGATGAAGTATATCACGGAACACGACCTGCCATTGAAAATCTATTAAAACCCCTCTTTTCGAAAGTTATCTCCATCGGACAAAGTGTCGATCAAGCGGGAGATCCAGTTAAAAGATATGTCTTTCATTGCTATAAGTAAGGTAAAGTAAACTCAAAACCGAATCCGACAGGTCAAATTCAAGACCGGGAAATGAATTTGGAGGAAAATACCAAACCAACATCGACTCTCGGTCGAAAGAAGACAAATCCGTCCGAGAACCGACAAAACTCCGATTGAACTCGATACTTCTCAACACTGACGAAATGAGATGTGATATCAGGAGAAAGAAATACAATCTGGATTAACATCAACATCGACTTGCATATGATACCAACGCAAATGAAATTCTAACTATCATCATATCGATTCGAAGAATATTTGGATTTATCTAAATATTGTTCCCACTTTAATAAAGAGTTCGATTAAATCTTCGCAATGTTGATGATTTTGGATTCTATCAATACTTATTGGTGGAAAGTTTCACTATTGAAGTTAGCTTTCCACCAATGAGTATATAAGCCAGACGAATTTCGGCGTTGATGACATTTCGACAAATAACTCGATTATCAATCGAATCTCACTTTAATGATGTTGATAAATATCCAAATTCTATTTCTAGAAATATATCAGTATTGATAATATCTCAGACATATTCAGTTGCTAGATTGGAGTCGTATTTCCAGAAATAAATATCCAACATCTATTCGTGGAAATAAATATCCAAGACATATCAAGTTGATAGAATTTGGAGTTCTATCAGCATTGATAAATATCCAAGACATATCAGCGTTGATAGAATTTGGAGTTCTATCACTGTTGATAAATATCCAAGACATATCAAGTTGATAAAATTTGGAGTCGTATCAACATTGATAGACATCCGAAATATATAAGTGTTGATAAATATCCAAGACATATCAGCGTTGATAGAATTTGGAGTTCTATCAATGTTGA